GTATGCAAATGCCGTTGTGATGATGTAAGTGCGGAAAAGAAAGTATCTATCAATGGTGCTTTGTATGATTTCAAGTACAAGGTAGTCTTTGACAAGCCGTCAAAGGTTGAAGCAGGTGCAGAGGTTCGTTGTTTGAATGCCGATGGAAGCATAAGAGGTGAAGGAGTTGCTAAAAGCCCTTTGGAAACAAACTATTTTTCCTATAGAGTAATATGGTTGGAATAGATGCAGACTTTTCGGATGTCGATGATTTCTTCCAGGAAGGTAAAACAGAAGTTATTGCAGGAATGAAGGAAGAGGGGGAGATGTTCGTTGAAGATGCAAAAGCGACTGGGAGTTATCGGGACTGTACAGGGCATTTGAGAGAATCGAATGATTATGAGGTTAATGAAGATGGCTTGACTCTGAAAAACGAAGCTGATTATGCGTCATTCGTAGAATCCAAAGGTTACGAAGTGGCGGGAAGTGCAGCAGTAAGAACTGAGGAAAGATGTAAAAAACGATTTGAAAGATGATAGTAACTACCGACATAGGAAACATTCTCTACCGGGATTGCAAGGCTTTCGGAATAGATATAGTGTCTGATGGTGAAACGCTGACGGGTGAATTGAAGTCCGAAAGGATTGTCATCCACACGAAGAAACAACAGCCGGGAAAGTATTGGAAGAAAGCTTTCGCAGAAGTGAATCTATGTGTACCCAATTTAAGCGAGAATGAAGCGAACACAATCCGGCTTAACGAACTCGAAAGAAAGGCTGGCAAGCTGCTTGATGATGTAGTAAGCACCTATGACGGTACAACCTATCGTTACTCTATCGAATCAATTGGCACGGAAGCGGATACAGCTTTGAAATGCCATTACGTGAATGTGAGAATTTTATTTGAAGTAATAAATGTAAAACTATAAGATTATGATTTCAGCAGTAGGAATAAAAAGAATCTTGTTTGCCGACATTGATAAGGTAACGGCAGACATTACCCCCGAAATCGCAAAGACTTTGATTCAAGCCGCTATCAAAGCGAAAGATGAGGTTTTGAATGTACACGGGGAAACGTGGCAGATTGAGGAAACGGAAGCCTCCGTCACTGGGTACAAGAACCAATTAACAGGAAAGAATTACCGTTACGATGATGTGCCGGGAGAAGTATCGCCCGCTTTCTCTATCGGACAATATGACTGGAAGACCAAGAAAGCGTTCATGGGTGGCGATGTTATTCAGGCAACATCTAAAGATGTAGGTTGGAAGCGTGCTTTGGATAAAGTTATTATCAACAAAGCATTGTTCTGTCTGACCGATGATGATGTATGGTTCATCTTCCCAAAATGCCGTATTGTTTCCCGTGAAGCCAATACGGATAAGGCAATTGCAATCGCTGTAAAAGGCTTGGTGCAGGAACCGGGAATCGAAGGTGTTTCTTCTGAGTATAACTATGAAGAAGGGCAGATTAAAGCTTTGCAGGCATGAACTACAGTAACCATTGTACCTACTCCTTCCGATGCGACCGTAAAGCTGGACGGTGCAACGGTCAAGTCAAAGCAGGTGAATGCTGGGGCTACCGTTCACTATGAAGTGTCGAAAGTGGGGTACGTCACTCAGTCAGGAGATATTAAAACCACTCCTTCTGAAGTTGATACCACTCTTAAAAAAGAGATAACATTGGTAAAAGCACAAGAGTGATAACCGGGGGATGGATATATACCATTCCCCCTTTTAGTTTAAGAATATGAATCAAGCAGCAAAAACGGTTTCTGATGCTTTGTTAGGGCTGGATTTCATGAATGTGGAGATAGGAGGGATGGTTTATACCATTAAACCTCCTACAATTAAAATTATCTGTCGTGCCATTCATCATTTTTCCAATATCGGCATGACTGGAGATAATGTCATGGAAGCTATTAAAGAACTTCCTGAAATTACTGGAGATATGCTGAAAGGCATTTCTTGTTTCATCTGTGGCAGTGAGGAACTGGCTGATAATTTGGAGAACGGGACTTTTGAAGAAGTTAGGAATGCTTTGGAGGTGTGTTTTTCCATGATGGATATTTCGGCTTTTCAGTGTGTCAGCTCGATGAGGAACGTGTCGATGCTGGCAGCAAAACCGAAACAGTAGGAAACACAACGTTCTTCGGGCAGATAGCCCATTTGATTGACACGCTGCATCTGAGTTATACAGAAGTGTTTGAGATTATCCCTTATCGGAATCTGCTGATGATGCAACGGGATAAATTACACGCAGTATATGGTGGTCAGAAGGTGAATAGAATCAGTGGTAAGGAATTGGCTAATCGTAGGAAAAAGAAATAGATATGGCGAAATTATATTTTAAGGTAGGTAGTGACTGGGAAGAAGTTGTAAGACTTCGTAATGAAATTGCAAAATTAAAGCAGGAGTTAATGAGCATGGATGGCACGCAGTCTCCTGCTGCTTTCAAGGCTTTGAATGCCCAACTTGCTGCATCCAACCAAAGATTGGATGAGTTGGTGACTAATGCAGCCAAAGCTGGAGCAGAGATGGAAACGGGATTCAAAAGGAAAATCTTCGATGCTTCTCAGGTCGTGAATGGATTCACAGAGAAGATTCTTGCTCAAAAAGCGGTAGTTAAGGATATTGAAGCAGATGTAAAACGTCTTGGAGATGCTTATCGTATAGCATTGAAAAGGAATCCGTTATCAGCAAATGGCAAATTAGAAGAATACAATGCTGCCCGCAAAGCTCTTGATGAAGAAAAGGCGGCTTTATTTGGATTAACCCAACAACAAGCCGAAGCGCGTCTTTCCGTAAAGAAACTTCGGGATGAATACGCCCTTTACAATGATAATGCTAAGGAAATCGTAGAAAGTAACAACGGTATCGCTATTTCTTGGAAGAAAGCATTGGCGGTTATTGGTGGTGCTGGAGTATTAAAGGCATTAGGTTCTGAAATGATTCGTGTTCGTGGAGAATTTCAATCCATGCAGACTGCTATTGAGACTATGGTTGGAAAGGATGTGGCAGGACAACTGATTCCGCAAATCAAGGAGCTGGCTAAGATTTCTCCACTTACTATGTCAGATATGGTTGGAGCAGAAAAGATGATGCTTGGATTTAACATACAAGCAGAAGACACTATCAAATACTTGAAAGCCATTAGTGATATTTCTATGGGGGAATCCAGTAAGCTCAATTCGCTGACTTTGGCATTTTCACAGATGTCAGCAGCGGGTAAACTTATGGGGCAGGATTTGAATCAAATGATAAACGCTGGATTCAACCCGTTACAGATTATCTCCGAAAAGACCGGAAAATCTATCGCAACTTTGAAAGATGAAATGTCCAAAGGTGCTGTTTCCGCTGAAATGGTTCAACAGGCATTCATTGATGCAACTTCCGCAGGTGGTAAGTTCTATAATATGTCTGAGAATGCTTCAAAGACTATCAATGGTCAGTTGTCTATGATGCAGGATGCTTTGGATTCCGTGTTTAACGAATTGGGAACTAAGTCGGAAAGTGTTATCATGGACGGTATTCAAATGACAACTTCGTTGATTCAGAATTATGAAACAGTAGGTAAGGTCTTGGCTGGATTAGTGGTTACTTATGGTACATACCGGACCGCAGTGATGCTTGTTACTGCTGCCGAAAGTAAACATACTCTTGTGGAGATTGGACTTACCAATGCCCGTTTATTGGCACGAAAAGCGCAGTTAGCTTTAAACGCTGCAATGCTTACCAATCCTTATGTAGCTTTAACTGTCGTTATCGGTGGGCTTGCTACTACAATGTGGGCAATGTCTGACAGTACAACTGCTGCCGCCCGTGCTCAAAAAGAATATAACGGCATTAAAGATGCTGCATTTAAAAAAGAACAGGAACACAAGCTGAAAATCGAAGAATTATTGACAGCTGCTCGTGATGAGAGTTTGGCTACTCTTACTCGGCAAAAATCATTAGAAGAACTTCGTAAAGAATACCCTAAAATTTTCGAACAATACGATATTGAAAAGCTAAAGTTGGAGAATATCTTAAAGTTGAAGCAAAAAATAAACGAAGAAGATTCAAGGCGTTCTGTTCAAGGCAGGAGAGATGATTATAATGCTCTAAACCAAACGATTGCTAACCAACGGAGATATTTGCAGCTATTTGATAATCCCGATTTACGGAAGAATATGTCTGATTCCGATGCAGAAATATGGAAAATGTTTTCTGGTAATCAGTCATACGTACAGGTGCGTGAGCAAATGGAGAAAAACTCTGAACTTTTAAAAAAGTATCAGAAAGACATGTTGGATGATAATATTTCCGCTTACAAATCCAATCTTAAAAACTATTCTAAGGAGAAGCTTGAAGCGGAATTGAAACTTGCTCAATCGTCTGCATCCAAACGCAATGGTTTTGTTGTAAACGGGATGATGGTTAAAGGTGGAGATTTAGAAAGCGTTATTTCTTCAATTAATGGAGCATTGGCTAAAAAGAAATCCCCTACTACCTACAAGCAGGATTATGAGAAAGCAAAGAAAGACTGGGATGATGCTAAGAAGAAACTTTCTGAAATAGAAAGTACATATAAAAAGTGTTTGAGAGAAGAATGAGGAAAGTTTACTGGTTATCAGTTACTTTCCTCATTTTGGTTAAAAGTGACGAGGACAGACGAAGACGGGAATACGACAAGATGAGACAGAGGAACGTTACCTATCCGTAACCTATACCCCAAATGGTGAATGTTGAGGTTCGGAAGAATAAGGAAGGTTACGAATTGAATTTGAACGCTCTGATTTATAGTGAGTTACTGATGAGTAACGTAAGATTTTTGGTTACGAACCAAATTTGCCGTGTTCTGCCGTGAAATGCGTAGCAAGAAAAGACTCTTCATGTATTAATTTTGAACGCAAAAAAGAATGACGTTATGAAGAGTACATTTTCAATTATCTTCTACCTCAAAAGACAGGTAGTAAAGAAAGATGGTACTGTTCCAGTTATGGGACGTATCACAGTGGACGGAACACAGTCGCAGTTCAGTTGCAAGACAACTGCCAATCCAGATTTGTGGGACACCAAGGGCGGACGCATGATAGGTAAGAGTATGCAGGCTTTGGAAGTGAACCGCAAATTGGACAAGATGCGTGTGAGTATCAGTAAGCATTATCAGGAGATTATGGACAGGGACAACTTCGTTACTGCCGACAAGGTGAAGAACGCCTTCCTTGGCTTGGAGTATCGTTGCCATACACTGATGAAAGTCTATTTCCAAAGCCGTGATGAAATGGAAAAGCAATATAAGGCTGGCATAAAGTCTTTGAGCTCATTCACAAGATACAGAATAGGATGTGCCTATGTCGGTGAGTTCTTGCAATCGCATTATCATGTCAAGGATATTGCTTTGAAAGAGTTGTCGCTGCCTTTTATCACGGACTACGAGACTTTTCTCAGAACCGAAAAGCACTTGAAGATAAACTCTGCGATGGTGTTTGTCCGCAATCTCCGTGCAATGGTATTCCGCGCCATAGATAATGAATGGCTTGTAAAAGACCCTTTCAGACGATATGAGTACAAGGAAGAAGAGACGACAAGGGAGTTCTTGACAAAAGAAGAGATTCGCTTGCTCATGGAAATACCAATCACCCGAAAGAAGATGAGCATGGTACGTGATTTGTTTCTGTTCTGTTGTTTCACTGGTCTCGCCTTCATAGATCTTTATAACCTGAAGGAAGAGAACATCAAAACGTTCTTTGACGATGGCGAGTGGATAATAATCCATCGACAGAAGACGGGAACTGAAGCCGACATCAAGTTGCTTGACTATCCCAAGCAGATTATGGAAAAATACCGTGGATTGTGTGAAGACGGTAGGGTATTTCCAGTACCCAACTACAAAAGTTGTATGGATTCGCTCAAAAGACTGGGCAAGAAATGCGGCATCACCAAGCCGCTGTCCTGGCACATGAGCCGTCATTCATTCGCAACCTCGGTTTGCCTCTCCAACGGAGTTCCTATAGAAACCGTGAGTTCAATGCTTGGTCACAAGAACATAAAGACAACCCAGGTGTATGCCAAGATTACCAAGGAAAAATTGAGCAAAGACGTGGAAAAGTTGTCTCAGCAA